TTCTGATGAATTAGAGAGTAGATTCAATAATGGGATGTATGGAATACTTGGTGGTGACTGTGTAGAGGTTATGCAAGCAAATATGTACCATACTCGTAGATTTTTTGACATACCTTGTCCTTATGTTGCATACGATCAGAAAGGTGTGTTAAAAACATATGGTTATTTGCCACACAAATACTGTGCAAGTCAGCAAGAGACTGCTCTAGTGACTGTTTCAATGACTATTGAAGGTGATGTATCGCAAAAAGGTGAAGTAATTAACCAAAAATTCATTGATTGGTTAGAATCATTACCAAAACCGTCACTTACAAGACCAAGACCAGCAGGTCCTAATGACAGATCACACTCTTGTACACGTGGAAGTAACGTAAAAGGACGTTGTTTCTCTGCTGGTAGTGGTGGATACACCTTTGTACCTGATGCGGGAGATGAAAATACCTTTGATTTTTATGGAACTGAGTTACAAAAACTTGATACTTGGTTAGGATCTGGTAACTATTCAGCATATGGGTCAAGTTCTGTTACAGTTTCGGGTCAAAACAATAACTATGGTTATAATACAATACAGATGTCGAGTTGTTCTAATGGCAAATTCCCGAATCCTTGTTGGCACAATTTCGTTACTGATGGTGTATTGGATGTTTATTCTGGCTATGACAATAATGGTACTGGGTTAACATCTGATGATATATGTTCTGGTCAACTGTTTACTACTTCGTGGTCAAGAGGAGCATCAGGATGTTCTGCTTTAAAAAGTATTATTCACTCCACCGTAGCGTTCGATACAGGAAAGACATCTGAGTTCGATCCATACATAGAGTTAGGACCAATTACTGGAAGGATGCACTGGGTTAATAACCTAAGTGGATCCGCTAAACTCTTGGATGATTCATTGAACCGATATGGGAATCCTTATTTTGAAGAATGCGACTTAACTGATGAAATCAATGGTTACTAATTTATTTTTATCCTGTCCCCCAGTATATCACTTACCTGGTACTTGGACAGAGTGCCCTCACACTATTATTCCTCACTATGACTTTGATCCTAACTTCACCTTCCCAATAGCAGTAGCAGTTATTACTGTGATATTGGCAGGGTTTGGAGTTTACAGAGGATTTTTTGCAAACAAAGGATTGGCAGATCCTTGGGACGAACACGACGATTAAATGGGATTTAAGGTACTACCAGTAGCGAATCATAACGGACTCCCTGACTCAGGACACGGATTCCCGATTCCTAGTACCATTCATAGTACACAAGCGTGTAACTCACCACCTATATTACTGTCAATCAAAGTAAAGAATAAAACTTGCTTATGGCCACCCACTCCTTTGGTGCCTTTGAGTGCGTTGAATCCTGCTAGAGCATTGGTACAGGTAAATAGGTTGCCTATTATGATTATGGGTGATACGTTCACACCCCATATGTCACCCACGACAAATATAATCAATTATTTGTGCCCGTGCGGAAAAGCAATGTGTATTATACCTACACCAATAGTCTGTAGTTTATTAACTGTAGAAGATTGTGGTGGTGTCGGACATCCACGTATATTATTTGCAACAACCAAAACTGTATTAGCTTTTAAACTTCCGATTGGAAGAGTAACTGATAGACTTGGTGCACCATCAGGAGGATATTCTGGATACCCTTGTAGCAGTAGAGTAACGTATGGATCTCCCACTGTATTGGCAGGGTAACATTTTGTGTCTAAATATAACTACAGGGAGTATATTTTATGTTGACAGCTGATTGTTCAGAAGAATTTCTCAGGAAAAATGTTCTGATAACCGACCCTAGGTATGATAAATACCTTAAGAAAAGGTCTAAAAAGGAAGACTCTAAAAAATAATGGCATATCGTTTTAAAGCAGAAAGAAATTTATCACGTCAATTTCGTGATTTCAGTATGTCTATGAAGGCAAATCCTAATACTGAAGATTTCTCTGTAGTTAAAAACGAAAACGCTATTAAACAATCGATGAAAAACCTTGTTATGACAGGGTTTGGAGAGAGACCCTTTCAACCAGAAAAAGGATCTAGATTACGTCAAATGTTATTTGAAAACTTTGACATTTTTATGCTAGAAGAACTTAAAGAAGAAATTGTCAATACACTTGGCAGACTTGAACCACGTATTACCGTATCTCAGGTAAATGTTAACATTGATGATGATAATAATTTAGAAGTTGAAGTTGAGTATGTAATTATTGGTGAGAGAATAACTCAAACTGTAGATTTCCTATTGGAACGTACTTAAAATGGCAGCAATTCCGTCAAATTTAACATCATTAGACTTTACAGAGATCCGTGAGTCTATAAGATCGTACCTGCGTACAAGAGATGAGTTTACAGACTACGATTTTGATGGCTCAGCTGCATCATACTTACTCGACGTTTTATCATATAACACATACTATGCGTCTTTCAATGCTAATATGGCAATGAATGAGGCGTTTTTAGAGTCAGCAACAATAAGAGATAACGTAGTTAAGATAGCAAAACAGTTAAATTATACGCCAAGATCAATAAAAGCACCAAAAGCGTGTATTGCATTTAGTGTTCAAACTGGTACTGTTGGTTCTGGGACAACATATCCTTCATCTGTAACCTTGAAAAAGGGTGATGTATTCATTTCTAGCACTAATGGTGCAGGATATACATTTACATTACCATCTGATTTGGTTGCAACTGTAGATCAGTCTACAGGTGTTGCTACTTTTAGCAAAGTTGTGATATATCAAGGTAACTTAATCTCATACCAATACATTGTTGATGACGTTAAGAAGAGAAGTTATCTAATTCCTGCTGATCAAGTTGACACTGATCTATTAAAAGTATCAATTTCACCCAATACACAGTCAGAAGAGATTGACACATACAACCTTGTACAGAACATTGTGGATGTTGATGGTACAACTCGTGGATTTTTCCTTGAAGAAGGAGATGATATGCGTTATAGTGTTGTATTTGGTGATGGTGTTATCTGTCGTCAACTAATATCTGGTGAAGTTATTAAACTAGAGTATGTTAAAACTGAAGGTACTGCTGCTAATGGTTGTAAGAAATTTACATTTATAGGTAAAGTTCAAGACTCTGAGCAAAGATTTGTACCAGCAGCAAACATATCTTTAGCGACTGTAGACGGTGCTCAAGATGGTGAGGACATAGAATCTACCTTGAGTATTAAATTCAATGCTCCAAGGGCATTTAACAGTCAAAACAGAGCAGTTACAGAGTCAGACTACGAATACATTACTAAAAAAGTTTACCCTGCTGCTAGATCTGTTACTGTATATGGTGGAGAGAGGTTACAACCACCTGTTTATGGTAAAGTATACATATCAATTCGTACACAAAGTGGAGCATTACTTAACACAACAACGAAAAAAAGAATCAAGACTGATTTACTTAAATATTCCATTGCAGCAATCGAACCTGTTATTGTCGATCCCATTACACTCTACATTAGACCTAAAACTTGGGCGTTCTTTGATGGTAATAAAACTGCATTATCTAATAATGAAGTTGCGTCTAGAGTTTTGGGGTCTATCGATCAATACAATAGTCAAGCGGAATCAACAAGGTTTAACGGACGTATTGACCAATCTGCGTATCAATCGATGATAGATTCCTCTGATCCTTCGATCAGTGGTAACGTGACACATATGTCACTTGGTATGAACATAGAAGGATTCACATTTGGATCAATGTTCTCTAAATGTGTCGATTTCAATAATGAAATTGCAAATCCTAATGACTTGTCTGGTGGTAGTGATCCTAGTGGCACTTGTACTCCTAGATATTCTACTGTAAAGACAGGTACATTCTATGCTACTGGTTATACAGAAGCATTATTAGCAATAGCGGGTGGTGTCAATGCAAGTCAAATTTCATCAGCATCTTTGATACAAAATGATACATCTGCACTACTTCCAGTAAATATTCGTGACGATGGTTACGGAAAACTTATTATGGTGACTAAAGTTGATGAAACTGAAGTCACATTGATGAAAAATGTCGGAACTGTCGATTATAAAACTGGACAGGTATGTGTAGGACCTGTTGACGTTGCAAGTACCCCTGATGGTACTACTAGAATACCAGTTACTATCATTCCTGCTTCTGGAAATATCAATATTGGAACTGGTTTGGATCCAACCATTTTCAATCCTACAGTACAAACTATCGATTACACTATAGACGGAACAAACGTTCCTACTTTTGATCCATTCGACTTTACTGCAATTAACTTCGATGGAACACCGATAAATATCATTGATTATCCAACTACAGTATACGAACTCCCAGAGTTTAACTCTTGCTTCTAGGTAATAAGGTAGATGAAGGCAGTAACCGTCTCACATAGAATTCAGGATCAGATTCCTGAGTTTATAAAAGATGATAACACACAGTTTGTTTCTTTTTTAGAGCAATACTACAAATCTCAAGAAAAATCAGGTAAACCCTATGATATTCTTGGGAATATTTTGCGTTATGCTGATATTGGGTCTGGAGAGTTTGATCCAAACTTCCTTTCATCAAAATCTGCTGTTTTAGAGGCAGTTAATCCTACTCAGAAGAATATTATAGCAGAAAATGTTAATTATTTCTTAGAAAAAGACGGAACTGTTCAAATTGACAACGAAGTCATATATTATGAGAGTGTAACTCACTCACCAGACATTATTTTTACGCCAGGTGTTAATAAACAGGAATTTGATAGAAAGATACAAGAATTTGAACCTATATCAAACCAATTTGATGGAGTAAAGACAGAATTTGAATTAAAGTTACTTGGAGATCCAGTTTCACCTTCAAGTGCACAACATTTGCTTGTAATCGTCAATAACGAGTTCAAATTCCCTAATATAGACTATTTTGTAGAAGGAGATAAACTACGTCTTGTAACGCCTCCTCTTGCCCCTACAGGAGAACTTACAGGTGCTATTAATACTGTTAGATACCTAATTGGTTACACAAGTATACCAGTTAAGACACTAGATACGATTACAGCAGCAAGTAATAGTAAAGAGTTCCATCTTTTTGAAGCTGGCAACAGTTATTCACCTCTATCTACTGTTTCTACAGTTGTAGTTGTCAATAGAGTTGAAAAACGACCATTTGAAGAATATACAATATTTGAAGACAAGTTAATATTTAAAGAAGATATTGCACAAGGAACTGAGATAGTTGTACGTTCTGTAGAGTTAATTGCACCTCAATTTGGTTCTGGTGCGTCTGCTATATCACAAATTGTTGATAATGAGGTAAATGCAGTCCTTGTAAAAAATGGTGGTAGTGGATATAGGTTAGGTTTCTCTCCTAGAGTCAGTATTACATCAACTTTAGGAACTGGAAGCAATGCAACTGCGGAAGCACTCGTAAATGGTATTAAGGACACTAGATTACTATTTTCTGGACAAGGTTACTCTGCAAATAACCCTCCTACAGTTGTTGTAGACCCTCCTGCTGATGCAGAAGGTAAAACTGCTCAAATTAGAGCAATCGTTGACGATGAACTTGAAGGTGTATCACAACTTATAGTTGACAGTTCAGGAAGTGGATATGATCGTATTCCATCGATCAAATTTATCAATCCAGGTGGTGCACAGGTAAGTTCTCCATTGTTAAACGATACTAGCATCAAAGCAGATTCATTTACTGTTACTGCTAAAGGTTCAGGATATACATCTCCTCCATTAATTTATTTGGATCCTCCTACTGGTGATAATGCTATTGTTGCCAATGTAGTCGCTACAATCGACTCTGACGGTCAAGTAAATGGTGTTACTGTAGTATCAGGTGGTCAAGGTTAT